GATCTCGCGGCCGAGCTTCGAACGCACGGCGTCGACGAGGATGTCGATCGATCCGTCGGAGCGTTGCCGCGTCGAGACTTCCGCCTGGCCGGCCATGTTGTTTGTGACGGCGATCTTTACCTCGGGTCGCTGCTGCGCCGACGCGAGGCCGGAGTCGACCGGCACAAGCCGGGTGCCGACGTAGCCGCCATTCGCATACCCCGGCAGGCTCAGCCGCGGCGCGCCGGCGCGGGCTTGCGTATGCAGGCGATCGAGCGCGCCGACGCCGAGCCGGCGCACGGCCGGGGCGCTGAATACGTACTCTTTCCCGTGCACGACGCCGACGGGGTCGCGCTCGCCGGCGCCGCCGGTGTAGCCGCCGTCCGAGAACCCTACAACCGACTTCGCGGCGGCGCTCGCGGCCACTTGCGCGAGCGCCGTCGCCGCGGCGTTTGCGGCGACCACGACCGCAGCGAACCCGGTGTCGAGCGCGGGGAGGGTGAGCTGCAGCGGCAGCAGCGCCGACTCGGCGGCGCCAGTCGCGACGCCGAGCGCGGCGAGCCCGATCTCGGCCGTCGTCGCGGCGCCGGTGAGCGCGGACAGCGCGGCGGCGCTGGCTGCCGTGTCGAGGCCTTTCCCGGCGACGTCGGCCGCGGTGCCGGCCAGCCGGTCAGCCCGCGCGAAGTCGCCCGTCGCGCCGACGACCGCCTGCGCCGACGGCGCACCGAACGCGCCGCCGAGGTTCGCCGTCGCCGCGCTGCTGATCAGCCCGCGCAGGCTCGCCTCGAGCGGTTCCGTCACGAGCGCATTGACGGCGATGCGCTTCAGCGACTCGCCCAGTTCGTCGAGCGCGCCCGTCAGGTCGTTGACGTTGAGGATCGATTCCTCAGTGAACCCGGCCAGCGCGCCGGCCACATCGCCAGAGAATCGGCGGATGCGGTCGAGCGCCGGGTCGACGGTCGCGGCCGCGCGCTCGAGCTCGACGTGAAGCTGTCGCGCGAATTGCACGGCCGGCGAATTCGGCGCGGCGCCGTTCGCCAGCGCGTCGGCCTGCGCAGACAGCGAGCGAAGCTGCTCGAGCGAGCGCTGCCGGATCTCGAAGACCCCGGCCTCAGTCTCAGCCAGGCCGGCGCCGCGCGACTCGGCGCGGATGCGGAATAGTTCTTCTTCGGCGGCCGCCTGCGACGTGGCGAGGCCGAGGTGCTTCTGCGCCTCGGCCAGCCGGTTGACGTTCTCGATCAGCGACCGATAGCCGCCCTCGTCGAACGACACGCCGGCCCGCTGCGACAGCGCGCGCGCGTTCTCGACCGCCTGATCGGCGCGCAGCTTCGCGGCGCCGAAGTCGTCGCCCTGCAGCTGCTTGACCTGTGCAGCGAACTCGACGACCTGATCGCGGAGCTGCTTGTATCCCGCCGTCTGCTGCTGCAGGCGAAGCGCCTGATCGCGCGCGAACTGATCGCGGGCGCGCGCCGTCTCGGCCTCGATCGATTGGATTTCGCCGGCGGTGCGGATCTCCTCCGGCGAGCCGGTCGCGATGGTCTGCTGGTATTTCTTGAGGTCGGCGACCTTCGCCGCGTTCGACGCGACCTGAGCGTCGAGCGCCTTCTGCTCGATCGCGGCGCGCTCGTCGTGGAACGCGCGCAGGCTGATCAAGCCGGCGCTGTACTCGCCCTCGAGAAAACGGTCTTGGAAGGCGAACGCATCGCGCTCGCTGGCGAAGCCGGCCTCGATCTGTGCGATTGCCTCCTTCAGCAGCGCCTGCCGGGAGGCCGCCGCCTCGCGCGCGGCCTTCGCCGCTGCGCTGTCCTCGCCGCCGGACAGGCCTGCCACGTTCAGCACCGGCCGGGCGCCAGTGATCGACTTCGCGCTTTCGGCGAATCGCTGGTTCTCGCGCGCGTTCTCCGGCTGCTGCAGTCGCGCCTGTTCGTCGAGACTGCCGCGCACCGCGGCGCCTATCTTCGACTTGCCGCGGTTCAGGAGTTCCTCGATTCGCTTGTCGGCATCCTCGACGGTGCGGTTCCGCTCGGCGAGCGCGGCGCTTAGCTGCGCCTGCGTCGCCTTCGTGTCCGTGCTGAAGATGCCAGCGCCCGCCGACTTGCGGACGATGCCGACGCCGTCGAACAGGAGTTTGAGGTTCGCGAACTCTTTCGCCGTCGCCGCGTTCTTTAGCTGAATCTCGGTGAACGTGTCGGCCACGCTGTCGGCGAGGTCGGCGAGCGCCTTCGCCGACGACTCGGCGAAATCCTTGATCGCGGTGTTTCCCTGCAGACCGTTCGCGGCGCTGGCGAGCGTCGTCGCGCCGGTCGCGGCCTCGATCATCTTCTCGCCGAGCGTCGCGAATGCCGGCAGCGCCTGAAGCGCGGCGATCTGCGCCGCCTGGCGGAGTTCGCTGCGCATGCGCGCCAGCCGGTCCGCGTAGTCGTCGGCCTGCTTGATCTGGTCGGCCGTCAGGCGAATCTGCCGCTCGCTCGTCGACGCCAGTTCCTTAAAGAACGGCAGCGCCTCGGCCCCGCTTTTCCCGAGCAGCGCGACGGCGACGGCCGTTTTCCCGGCGCCGTCTTGGAATCCCTCGAGCCGCTGCGCGAGGGTCGTGAACTGGTCCTCCGGCCGAAGTCGCTTGAACTCCTCGAGGCCGAGCCCGAGCGCCTTCAGCGCGGCGCCGGCGCCCTTCGATTCGTCATCGGTCTTCGAGAGCGTGCCGGTCAGCTTGACCATGAAACCGGCGAGCTGATCCGCGGACACGCCGGCCACGTCGCCGGCGGTCGCGAACGACGCCAGCGCGACAGCGCTCGCGCCCGTCGTTTCTTCCAGGTCTTGGAAGTGCGCGACGTTGTCGATCAGCGCCGGCGCCAGCGCGACGAGCTGGCGCGCCAGTTCCGCGGCGCCCTCGGCCAGCGCCGAACCGATAAAGACGTCGCGGATCCCGCCGAAGCTGCTGCCGATCCGACCGGCGGCGAGGTCGGCCATGCGCGCGGCCTTGCCGAGATCGGCCTCGAATCGCGCCAGCTGCGCGACCAGGTCGACGGAAAGCGTCGCGATTGCCATGTCGGATCAGTCCTCGGTTTCGGTTTCGCCCCGGCGCGGCCGGAGTCGAATGCACAGAAGCGCCTCGATCAGCGCCTCGACGTCTTCAATCCCGAGCATCTCGACGACCACGTCGAGCCCTGCCCAGTCGATCCCCCCCGTGCCGTTCGACAGGAGGTTGTATGCCTTGATCGCCGCGCCGTTCTCGGCGGTCAGCGGATCGCGTTGCCCCAGCACCTGAAAGCCGGCGGCCTCGTCGGCCTCGGCGAGCAGGTGCTCGGTTAGTTTCCCAGCGCTGCTTTCTTCGCCTCAAAGTGCGCGTTGACGGAATCGATCACGCCGTTCTGCAGCTTCAGCAGCCAGGCCGAATGATCGGCGAGCAGCTCGGCCGCGACATCGACATGGAACTCGACCGGCTCGCTTCCGCCGGCGGTCAGCAGATCGGCCTCGGTGAAGCCCGACCAGCCCACCGCATAGCGGCGAACATGGTCGAGCGTCACGCCGCGCGCGAGGGATCCGACCTCGATCTCCGGCGGCCGGAGCATCGTGATCGTCTTCCCCTCGGCGACTTCGATCCGCAGCTCGCGCTGCCGCCGCATCTTCTGGATCAAGGTATCTGCGCTCATGGTCTCGCTTCAGTAGTTATGGGATGAGCGCTTCTGATCACAGATAGAGCACGTAGCCCTTCACGGTGCACTGCATGCTGCCCGTGGCGATCTGCTGCTTCTGCTGGTTGAAGCCAGGGATCGACGGCTCGCCCTGCCAGTAGATTTCGAGCGCGCTGTCGGGGTACGTGATCCGCCAGGTCGAACGGGCCGACGTCAGCGCGAGAGCGCGGATGCGGGCGACCGCTTGCGACTTCGGGTCGGCGAGCATGTTGATCGACACGGTCTCGGCCGCCAGGATGCCGTTCTCCTCCTGCTTGATGAAGTCGAGCAGGGTCGTCGCGTCGAGCTTCTCCGCATCGCCGCCGCCGAACTGGAAGTCGACCGCGTTCGACAGGGTCGCCCAGGTAGAGGCCGGGTAGAAGTTGCCCGCGGTGTAGGCCGGGTAATTCGTCGTGTCGACGCCTTCGAGTTCGAAAGTGTTCGTCGTCTGACCGGAGACGCGGATCGCCTGGCCGTCGAGCTGCGACATGCCGGTGACGCCGCCGAAGTAGCCGACGGTGCCGTTCGCCTGCGCGTGAGCGGTCGCGGTCGCGACGCCGGGATTCGCGAGCGAAACAGCGGTCACGGGGATTGCCGAACCGAAGGTGAGAGCGACTTCCAGCCGGACGCCGCGGCCTTTGTACAGAGCCATGATTCAAGTCCTTTCGGGACAGGGGAGAAAACCGGCGCGGCCGGCGGAAACGAAAAAGCCCGCCGGGTTAGGGCGGGCTTCGGTTGAGGAGCGGGAAACGGCTTAGGCGCCGTCCCACCATTCGACGGTCAGGTTCACGATCTCGAGGTCGAGGTCGGGATCGGCGCCGGCCGAGCGCCCGCTGCAGGGGATGCCCTCCGGCTCGCGAGTGCTCGCGCGCAGCGCGGCCTCGACCTCGTCGGCGACCTCCTCGGCCTGCGCGCGCGTGTCGCCGACGCACTGCATCTGGAACTGAAGCAAGGCCGCGACGCGGCGACCGTCGAGCGTCGTGTATTCCTCGATCGGCTCGTCGCGCACCAGCACGACGAACGGGCGCGCGGTGTTCTGCGCGACCTTGTCGAACGCGATTCGGTTCGGCGCGCCGACGAGCGCCAGCAGCGGCGCGTGCGCGAGCAGCTCGGCGCGGAGATCGGTGTCGGCGCTCATGCCTTGCCGCCCTTCACGTTCAGTTTTTGGATCGCCGGGCCGATGCGGGCCACGATCGCGGGCAGCGCGTCGCCCAGCTTCGCCGCGCCGGCCTCAAGGAATGCCGCGCCCTGCTTGAAGTTGACGAACCGCCAATAGAACGGGTCATTCGGGTTCTTCGCGCCGCGCTGTGACGCGCGGACTAGCTGGCGCTTCTTGATCTTGAAGCCGAGCGCCCGCGTCGTCGTCGTCTTGTATTTCGCACCCTTTGCCGGCTTCACGTTGACGAATACGCCGACGTTGCCCTGACTCGTGCTGATCCTGCTCGTGCGAACGCTGATCGCCTTCCGCATGGTCCCGGGCCTGCGGTAACCCTTCAGTACCGCGCGGTCGCTGGGGTCGAGCACCGGCGCGGCGTCGCGCATCGCCTTCTGCACGACCCGTCCGCCGGCGCGCATCGCGTCGCGCAGCGCGCGCTTACGCAGGTTGAGCGGCAGCTCGCGTAGCGCGCGCTTCAGTTCCTCGAGACCTTCGACCTTGACGACGCTACCGGCCATCTCGGACCCCAGACGTGCACATGAATTCGAGGTCGACCTGTCGGCCGGCGACGTCGATCGGCGGCGCGACGATCTCGTGCGGCACGCCGCGCCACACGAGCCGCATGCGCTCGTTCAGATCGGCGCGCCAGCGGACGGTAATGCGAACCTCGGCGCTCGCCTGCATCTGGCCGGCCGCAAAGAACTCACGCCCGCGCAGCGGCTCGACGCGCGCCCAGACGGTCGGGTTCGTCGCGATGTCTTGCCAGGTCGGAACCTCCTCGCCGAATGCGTTCGTCGTGGGGATGCTTTCCTGAAACGTGACGCGCTGATCGAAGCGACCGGCCGCGAGGCTCATCCGTAGAACCTCGTCCGGTCGAGCAGGCGCGCGAGGTAGGGGTTCGGCGGTGCCTCGCGGTCGGTCGTCGCCGCGGGGTTCGCAATCCAGTGCACGACGTGCGCGATGATCCATTGCCGCACGCCGGGCGGCACGTCGGCCCGTTCCTCCCCGTAGCCCGCGACGTAGTCGACACGCACGAGCGCGCCGACCTCATCGCCCAGCGTCGGCCAGGATTGCCCGACGGCCGGCCGGACCAATGCCTCCTGGCACCGGACCTGCACGAGCCGATAGACCGCGGGGTCGACCGTCGCCCATTCGGCGCCGTCCCAGTACGTGACCCCGGCGACGCTGATAACGGGCGACTGAGGCAGCGGGATCGCGCCATCGGTCGGCCATGCGTCGAGTTCGACGCGCCATGTCTGCGCCATCAGCCGGCGCCCGGTCTCCTGCTCCGCGGTTTCGCGGCCGGCAGGGATGAGGCGATCGATCTCGGCGTCGAATCGGTCGTCGTCGACGCGCGCCGACTTGCGGACCTCGACGGGCGTGACCGGCTCGAGTTCCGGCGGCGTGATCAAGCTCTCGGCGAGGATCACTTCAGGCGCCTCGGGTCTTGCGCGTCCGCGTGGCTTTCGCCGGCGCGTCCGCTTGCTGTTGGGGAACCAGCTGCGCCGCGGGTGCGGGTGCCGCCGGTTCGGTGTAGACCGCCACCCCGGCCTCGTCGACCAGGTGGCGGGCCATGCCCGCATCGCACCGCATCACGTCGCCCGGCGCGAAATTGCCGATCGCGGAATTACTGCCGAACTTCACAAAGCGGATGCGTGCGAGCATGGGGTTACTCCGTCAGCGTCCGATCAGGACGCGGCGGGGGTCAGGTCGCCGGCGCGGATCGCGGCCGGGACTTCGCTGGTCAGAGCCAGGCGCCGCTCAGCGCGCAGGGTGATCAGGTTCTTCGTGAAGTTGTCGCTGTCCGACTCCGACATATCGACGACCACAGATTCGCGGTCGTAGATCGTGCCGTGCTGGGTGAAGTCGCCCACGGCGAACGTATCGGCGGTCATTCCGACGGACTGCACGACGCGCACGCCCCACAGCATCGGCGTTCCGGCCTGGTCGTAGGCCACGCGGATCGCGTTGCTGGTCGCGGTCAGCACGTCGATCTCGATCGTCGCCCAGTCGGCCGGGTTCAACACGATAGCGTTCGCGATGTAGCCGGCATTCCACAGGTCGGCGATCGCCTTGCGGATCAACACCAGCTTCGGCAGGGTCGAGCCCAGCGCGCCCGACAGGTAGCCGTGCGCGGTGTAGTTGCCCGAATCCATGAAGCCGGAGATGTTCGGCGCGGTGCCGTCGCCGACAGCGAGCTGAGTCTCGACGCGACGCTGCACACCGTAGCGCATGCGGGTATCGACGTAGGCAGCCAGCGCGCGGTTGTCCATCGACAGCTGGCGGCTGATCTTGATCCAGTGCGCGACCGTGCTGATCGGCATGTTCACCAGCGACCAGGTAAGCGCCGACTCGGCCTTCGAACCACCTTCCGACGCTTCGGCGGCGCTGTTCGTGAACGAGGCCTCCTTCGTGTACTCGATCGCGTTCGACGAGGTCGGCACGTGCGAGTAGAGCGACTCGAGCGTGAGCACGTTCGCGGCGCCCGCCACGATGCCGGCGCGACGGTCCGGGGCGACGTTCGTGTCGGTGCCGGTCAGGGTGTTCTTGATCTCGACGCGGCAGCGTTGGGCGCCCTCATCGGCGGCGAAGGCTTTGAACGAGGCGCCCTTCACGAGTTGAGCGCCCCAGCTTTCGCCGGTGTGCTCAGCGGCGGCCGGCGCGGTGCCCTTCTGCTCGAGCGACAGCAGACGATCAGCGAATTCGCGCTGCTGCGTGCCGATGTTGTCGAGCGCGGCCTTCGTGTCGGCCGAGACCTTGCCGAGGGTCGCGAGTTCGCCTTCGGCCTTGGTCGATTGGGCGGCGAGCTTCGCCTCGATCTGGTCGAGGCCTTTCAGGATTGCTTCGATGGTCATGCTATGCCTTTCGGATGTGATAGCGGGTGCGGGATTGCGCGTCAGCGGGTCGCGAAACGAGAGACTCGCTCGGCGATCTGCCTGATCGTCTCGGCGTCGGCGTCAGCGGGATCCGCCCGCGGAGCCACGGCCTTGACGCGGGCGACCAGCGCGGCGGCCGCCCCTTTGCTGAGCCCGACTGCATCCCGCAGCACGACCTCGATTTCGCGAATGGTCGCCGCCTCCTCGATTGCCTCGAGGAGATCGGCGCCACCCTTAACAGTGCCCAGGTCGACGCGCGCGGCGCCGTTCGCGGGGAATACCACCGGGCTGATTTCGACGAGCCGGGTCCATTTGCGGATGAGCCGCTGACCGTTGCCGGTGTCTTCCCAGTCGCCGGTCTTGACCATGCCGCCGACGCTCAGGCCGTCTAGCGTGCCGTGTTTCATTGCCGCGCGCACCGCGTCGGCAGAGGCAAGCCCCGGCGTGAATTCGCCCTCGACCCACAGGCCGTGATCGTCTTCCTTCGCCGACAGCCACTTCCCGACCGGGATCGAAGACCAGTCGTGATTGAAAAACATCTTCGGCTTGCCGGTGTTCCTCAGCGTGTAGTCGAACGCGCCGCGAAGGATGATGTCGCCGTCGGCGTCGACGTTGCCGAACACGCTCGCGTAGCCGCTGAAGCGTGCGGCATCGCCTTCCGCTTTCAGGCTTACGTCACTGAGCGATAGAGTCTTGCGCAGGAGCATTATTTAGCCCTCCGGTAGTGCCTTGGCTGCCGAGCTTCGCGAGCGGCAGCAGATTCGATTGAGCGGTGAGTTCGTCGGCGCCGGCGACCGGAGGATCGTTCTCGAGCTGCCGGCATTCGTTCCGCGTCTTTAGGCCGTTCTGCACGGCCTTCGCGTAGGCGTCGAGCCGATCCTTCAGGCTGCCGCGCAGCAGCGCGTCGAGCGAGAATTCGGCCGTCATGCTGGCGCGCTGCCGCGGCGTCATCACGCGCTTTCGCAGCGCCTGCTCGACGCTGACGAGCAGCGGGCGAATGGTCAGCTTGTGGAACCCGTCGACAATCTGCTCGATGCCGCTGCCCCACGTCGTGACGTTGGAGTGATGAACGAGGACCGGGGGCACGTCGAACCAGCGGCAGATTTCCTCGACGCTAAATTTCCGCGTGTCGAGGAGTTGTTGATCCTCCGGCGACATGCTGAGCTGCTGATATTTCATGTCGGCCTCGAGCACCTGAAGCCGGGCCATATTCCCGTGCGCCATCTCGGCGAATCGCTCGAGCAGCGACGCCCGCTGATCAGGCCGCATCACGCGGTCGAGCATGAGAACGCCGGTAGGCTTGCCGCCATTGCCGAAGGTCCGGCTCGCCGACGTTTGCGCCTTGCGCGCTTCGTCCGTCGACGCGCGCATGAATTCGAGTTTTCGGAGCCCGGTCGTGCCGTTGCCCAGGTTCTTGATATGCAGCACGTTCTCGGCCGCATACACCGCGACGTTGCCGTCGACGGAGTAGGCGTGCACCATCGAACCGTCAGGCAATACGATGTCCTCGACCTGATCGGCCGGCATCGGCCACATTGCGACCGCCTCGCCGGTGCGCTCGTCGCGCTCGATCCGCGCGTACCCATTGCCGCGAAGGTCGTGATTCAGCAGCAGCGCGCGCCAGAATTCGAACGGCGTCATTCGCGAGTTCGGGCTGTCGTGCAGCAGCATGTAGAGCCGCGAGTCGCGCGCGAGAACCTTCTGCCCGCCTGGCTGCTGCTCGTATGCGAACAGTGGCAGGCTGGCGACCGTCGTCGCCCGGCGCTCGACGCAGGCCCAGACGGTCGAGATCTGCAGCGCCGCGTCCGGCCCCATCGGCGCCGAATCGTCGACGAGCGCGACACCCGGCTCGCTGCGCTGCGTGCCGGCGCGCTCGGCCAGGGCTCCGCTGCGGCCGAACCAGCCGCGGACCGTATCCAGCAGCGCCACGCTAGACCACCAGCGCCGGAGCGGCGAGCATCTCGTCGATCGAGCCGCGCGCCTCTGGCATCGTCGCCATGAGGGAGACGGCGTTCAGCATTGCCATGAGCGGGTCGATCTTTGCCGCGCCCGCGGCCTGCTTCGTGATCGTGATCGCGTTACCCCGCGGCTCGACCCTTGCGTTACCAGTGCACCAGGCCATGAGCCGAGATCCTCCGTGATGTAGCTTTCCCTCGGCGAGCCTGCGCTCGGCCGTCTTGATCGCGCCGGTCAGCTTCCAGCCCTGCGACACGCCGACGATTCGGTCGTTCTCTATCCCCCGCTCCTCGAGCGCGTCGACGATCGCGCCAATGCCGGCCGGGTCGAGCCCGACCTTTGCCAGCAGGCCCGATGCCTCGCATTGCTCGACGAGGTCCGCGATCTCCTGCACGTCATCGCCGATGCGGTCGACGATCACGAGGTCGCCGTCGGCCGCGAAGTCGCGGTATCGCGCCGCCTCGGCCTTCCGGCGCTCGAGCGCAATCGGATGGATCCAGGCCCTCGACCACAGCAACCAATTGCCGGTCAGCCGCTCGCGACCCAGCGCGGCGAATCCGAGCATGTCGTCGAGGCCGCCGCCGTCGATCCCGAGCGCGACGACCTCCGACCGGCGCAGCAGCTCGTCGAGCGTCAGCCCTGGCGTGCCCTGCGCTTCCCAGTAGTCAGCGCCGGCCCATCGGTTCGACAGAAGCGCGAGACCGATCTCGACGTTCAGGTGCTTCGCCAGGAATCCGCGAACGGATGCCTCGCCCGCCTCCTCTGCCTTCCGCATCTCGCGCTCGAGAAACGCGCGGTCGACGCTGTAGTCGAGGTTCGGGTTCACGATCCCGAAGTTCGCCGGGTTCCGGTGCTCCCCCGCCTCGATCATCTCGGGCGGAAACTCATAGATCACCGGCACGAAGCACGGGTCGACGATCCGGCCGTCGCGCACGCCGCGCGCGTAGCGCAGTTTCTCGGCGAACACGCCCGCCGGCGGCTCGTCCGACTGCGTCGTCAGATAGATGGTGAAACCCTCGGGCCGCGACGCCAGGCCGCCCGTGGCTTCCCGAAGCATGTTCTCCGCGTCAGGCTGGCCGCCGAATAGCCAAAGCTCGTCGATCAGCGTGCCAACCGACTTTTTGCCGCCGACGGTGTTCGAATCAGCCGCGACGACCTTCAACGTCGCGCCACTCTCGCGGTGCGTGATCGTCTTTACGTGCGTCTGCACGTGCATCAGCGCCGACAGCTCCTCGTCGACCCGTTCCGCGCAGAAGTCTCGCGACGGGGCAAAACTGTTGTTCGCGATCTCGACCGTCGGCGCCAGGATCGCGAACTCCGCAGACTGGCGCCAATTGAGGATCAAGGCCGTGACCATGATCCCGGCGGCAATGGTCGACTTGCTATTTTTCTTCGGCAAGCACACGAACCATTCAGTGATCAGCCGCCGGCCCGAATCCGGGTCGTAGGCCCCGAAGATCGACGCCACCAGTTCGAACACCCACGGCGCGCACGCCTCGCCGAACGTCGGCGAACCCGGCGCGTCGACGATGCGCAACGCTTTGAAGACCTCGAGCGCCTGCTCGGCCTGCGCCGGAAAGATCGGTGGCGGAATGATCGACCGGCCACCCTTCAGCCGATCGCCCCAGTCGCTGCAGGCGGTCGACCAGGTCGGCATGCGTCAGCGGCTCGACACTAGGCGCGGCGGCGCAGCTGCTGCGAACCGGCCGCGCGCGACCTCGCTCGCCTTCGACGCGCGCTCGTCCTTCTTGCCGCCCTCGCCCTTCTTGGCGTGCGTGTACTGAACAGCGGCGACGGCCGCGCGGACCTGCAGCGCGTTCGCCTCGACCCGGCCTAGCGCGATGTCCTGCAGTAGCGTCAGCATGTCCGGCGCAGACTCGACCGGCACCGGCACGACAGGCGCCGCCGGCTTCGGTTTGCGGCCAGCGCCAGGCCGAGCGCCGCCGGAGTTCGGGCGCGCGCCGCCACTCCTGCCTTTCACTCCTGCCATTTGCTGATTCCTTCCAGGGAGCGATTTTTTGTCCCAATGAG